TGGGGTCCCACACAAAAGCCTCAATGGGCCAACGGATGATGGCGATCTCGCCCTTGCCGTAGTTCATGGTCTCGTCCCAGGTCTGCTGGGATACCCATGTGCCGGGACCGTAGAAGTCCTCGCAGAGACGGTAGTAGTTCTGCTCGAAGTTGTTGGCGCAGTAGATCACATAGTGGACCATGTCCTGGATGTCATCAGCGTTCGCTCTCAGCGCAGCGGTCTCAGGCAGCAGCTTCGCTTCCGGCATGGAGAGCATCTGATCGGCAACCACGTTGTTGATCGTACTCTTCAGCGTCTGAAGCTGCATGGTCTTCTTGCCGTTCTTCTTTTTCGTCTCAACGGAATCCTGATCAGGGTCACGCATGTGAAGAATCTCACGTGCCTTCTTCGCATCCTGATGATACCCGTCATTCTCCCTCTGGAAGTTGTCGAGCCGTGTATAGATCAGGTTAACCAGGGCCTTCTCGCCATCGGTCAGTTCCTGTTCCTCGTAGATACCGTCATCGCCATTCGCCATTCGCTCAAGCTGATCAGCGATCTTCTGAAGTTCTTTTTCGTCATCCTTTGAAATCTCCAGCTTCGGAACTTTCTCAGGCATATCATTCACCTACCTCAATCGTCACTCAGCGGATCGAACGGTTTATAGACCGCTGGCGGTCTGCGTACCGGTGTCACCGGATGGTCCATCAGGAAATACCTGGTAGCATCGTAGTCATGATCCTCAGCCTCTGTTGACACATCCTCAGGCTTCGTATCGCTGTACGGAAGCGTTGACACCGTTCGTATCCAATTCTTGCAAGTGTTGAAAACGTAGAGCATCGGTCTGCCGTCCTTGTCAAACCGCAGCCGCTCATGCACTTGCATCTTTCCGGCCATCCGTGCGTGGTCACCCTTGTTGAACACCACGCCATGTCGGCGGCCCATGTATCCGGGAGCCATCTGGTCGGCAACGGAATCGCCCCGGCTCTTGTCGAAGATCGCCGGGTCTGCGACTCGCAGTACCGTCAGGTTGTTCTTGATCTCTTCCTCTTCACGCTCCAGGATGCCATCGGCAATCTGAATCGGTGTCAGCTCAATGCCGACATTCGCCTGTCTCGGTTTAACCCCCGGCCACTCACGATAGAGATATGCCCTGCCCTGAGGGTCAATCGTCCACCAGAGGCAAGAGAAAGGCTTGCTGAAGCCGTGGTCGAAGGAAAAGTACCGTGGCCAATCCAGCGGAATGCTGAACGGCTCAATCACGTGCGTCCACAGCCGATCCTTGTAATGCTCCGGTTTGTCCTCAATCGTGAAGACCTGGCCCTCGAATGCATCCCAGCATCCTTCGAGCAGAGCCTTCCGCAGCGCTTCCGGTTTCTGCTCCAGCTCAAAAATATAGTCCTCGGTGATGAAGGGATTCTCCATCGCCAAGGACGGGATGTACTGTGTTCGGATTATCTTGGTCTTGTGCAGGGTCTCGGAGTATACCTTTTGTTCGATGATCTCCATGTACGGCCCAGCGTCCACGAACATCTTCTTGACCCAGCCGTGTCCGATGTTCCCTGGGTTGCTGGCAGATCGGATGATCGGCGTGACACCCAGGGACTTCTTCGCACGGAGACGGGTCTTCAGGAAATCGTAGACCACTTGCTCGAACGAAGTCAGCTCATCAAAGTACATGAACTGAACCTCGATACCGGAATACTTGAACCGGTCTGCCTCGGATTCGCAATGGCGGAACAGGATCTTCGACCCGTTCTTCAGCTTGAACTCGTGCCGCCCTGCGTTGTACTTCGCCAGCGCCTCAGGGTAACAAGCCTGTGCTTCCTTGATGTCCGTGTCCTCAAGCTCCTGATACGTTCGCCGGAAAACACATCCTGTGGTCCCCGGATACTTCAGGCAGCGGAAGAAGACATCCATGATGATCGCACGGGTCTTTCCGCCCCCGGCAGCTCCGCCGTACAGAATCTCGTTCGCATTGCTGGCGTGGAACATCGCCTGTTTCGGCGTAGGCTTGTAGTCAATGGTTACGGTAGCCACTCAGCCACCTCATTCCTCGGTGTCGGTCTCGTCCTGATCAGGTGTCCCCAGCACCGGCATCGATCCGCCGTCCGCAAACTCCACAACCACCCGGTTCTCGTCTTCAACAAAAATCCGGCCCTTCGCAAAGTTCACGGCATCATTCGCTGCCTTGTTCGCCAGCCACGGCTCATCCGAATCCACCTGGGCCAGAATCTTCTTCAGGCCCTTCGCCATCAGCTTCAGACTCACCGTCTTGCGGACTTCATCCATCCACGCTTCGTAGAACTTCGGATGCTTCCGCCACCGGCTCAGCTTGCACTCCAGGTTGTGATAGTGATTGGGATCATCTTTCTCCTTCACCTTCCACAACTCCCAAATGATCTCCGGGGTCTCAAGGCCCCTCGCTTCCATCCTCGCAAACAAGTCCTGCTCTACCGTCAGCTCCTGCCTTATCGGTCTCGCCATCTCTCCTACACCCCCTTCTTTTTTTACACCCCTCCGGTGGAGGATACCGGGGAGCTGAGGCTATTTTTCGTTACACCGACCAGCGTAGCGGAGTCCCAACCACGATTCGGCCCCCCAGGGTCCCAGGATCGGACCCCCTCCCCCACCTGGCCGGTGCTGTGGGGGATGGCGGCCCTGCTCGTGGCTGCCGTGGCCCTCTTCCGTGGCCCTCTGCCGTGGCCGTCCGGCTCCAGCTCAGGGCCAGCCGTCCAGCTCACCGGGGAGAGCGCTAGGTTATTTTTGGCACATCCAGACCGCTCCAGCGCTGGTCCGTCTGTACCCCAAAATCCCTCAAAGCCTTATGTATCAACGCTTCCAGGGTTTTGAGAACTATTCGCTAAACAACGGTTTTACGAATAGTTGGAAGAAAGCAGCTCTCTGTAGGGTCTCTGAACCGCTCCCGTTCTGCTCCCCTTTGATCCCCTTCAGAGCCAACCACAGCAACGGTTCCAGAGGGACCCGGTAGGGGTTCGGCTCTCGTTCGCTTTTATGCCTCTCCTGCTCTTTATCTCTATCTGTCCTCCAAGACCGTTGTGCAGTATGGATGGATGGAGGATGTGAGAGGAAGTGGGAGCGGTGGAGGGTTACTGTCGATCAGGTGGGTGTTGGGAGGGTGTTGGAGCCGTGTTGATCAGGGTGATTTGGTCATGGTTCCTGTGTCCTTTCGTGCCGATCTGGCTGTGATGGGGTCCAGCGATCCAGGTGGTGGATGTGGGAATGAAAAAAGCACCAGGCCGCTGTGGGTCCGGTGCTGGGATGGTGGTGGGTATGGGAGGAGGAAGGTGGCCTCCTGGGACATCCGTCCCATCATAGCAGATTTTAGCAGGGATGCTTGCATCATGATAGACCAATTCGGAATTTTTTTCGAAATTTTTTTGCCGATCTGGCCGGTTTTTGGCGCTTAGGCTGCCGTTCGTGCTTACTCGCAGTAAGGTGGAAGGCCATTTTGATTTTCTTTGAAAAAAATGCTTGACAGATGGGTCGGACCGGGTGTATGATGTCCTCGACGGATGGGTCAGACCCACCGACCAACAGAAAGGGAGGCAATCAACATGGCACGGATTTACAAGGTATTCTTCGACACCAAGGATGCTGTGAATGTCAATCACCTGGTTCTCTTCGTGGAAGCGAAGAACGCCGGAGCTGCTGCCCAGGCAGCCAAGGACATCTGGAAAGACAACGGCTTTCGCCAGAAGCAGCGCAACATCAGCGCATATTGGTTCCGGGGAACCGTGGACGATATCGTGATCCACACCTGGTGTCATGATGTCCACTATGGCCATGACGCAATCAACTTCCCGTATTGCGTCAGCTTCAATAGCCGCTGGTAATCCACCAGCCATCAGCCATCTGGCTGGTCGGCTCCAGGGTCCGCATGACGGGCCTTGAATCCGGCCTGAGCCGGGAAAAATGAAGGGAGGACAAAACCATGTCTTACAACTACAGCCATTTCGCTATCGGAGATAGCAACAGCATCAAGATTACACAGATCCTGGAGCATTATTCCCGGACCGCTTCCGGCAGAGGCTGGAAGAAGAATCCTGACAGCGTTGAAAAGACCGAAATTCCCACGCAGCACTATAACAACTACGTGCAGAGCATCGGATTCTTCAACAATTTCGGATATGGCGCTTCCTGCCGTGCAGAACACGGTTACACCTACGCCGGTTATATTCCGATCCGGGTAACCACGGTCTCCCCTGGCCGGGATCAGAAAATCGTTGCCAGATTCATCTTCGATCTGATCCGATAATCCCACCTGACGAGAGCTGGACGGTAACCAGCCGAAATGGGCCACAAGGCCCATAGTGGGAAACCACAATAAATTCGAGG